GAAATGTCGTAGGTTCGATTCCTACATGGTCCATGAAATAAACTAGAACAGAGGTGACGACAATGGCAGCAGGAAACCCCAGGAGTGCAAATGGAAACCTTCGGAGAAAGCACAGGGCAAGACTAAAAGCAATCGGTGCAGAGTGCGGGATCTGCAGGGGCAGGATGGGACCAATCCATTATGATGAGCCGAGTGACAGCAAGCATCCGCTATCCTTTGTGATTGATGAGATCAGACCAGTGTCCAGATGGCGAGAGTTTGGTTATAGTTCCCGGGAGGCAGCAGCACAGGACTGGAACAACCTTCAGGCGGCGCACTACTGTTGCAATGCAATGAAAAGCAATAAAACATTGCAAGAACTGGAGCAGAGACAAAAGACACAAAAAGCGAACATTCTGGATGGAAACTGGTAAAGAAAACAGGGGTGGGGAGGGATCCCCGCCAGGCGCCGAAGGCGACCACCGCCGTCCAGCGCCGATTTACACACAGGGATTATTTGAAAGGTGGATGAATATGGCCAGAGCTAAGAAAATGGCAACTGTGACAAGCGAAGGAAACAGACTGCAGCAGTTGGAAAATCTTTCGATGATCCTGGCAAAACAGATTGATATCTGTGCGAAAGATGCTGTGGATGGATCAAAGACCATGCCGCAGCTTTCAAAGCAGTACAGAGAAACGATAAAAGAAATTGAGGAAATTAGAGGAGCAGAGAGAGAAAATGACGAAATTGGAGAAATCCTCTCAGCGAGAAAAGCTGATGGGAAGCCAAACGCCGTCCGTTAGGATTGCTCCAGATTATATCTATACAGATGGAGCAGATGCTGTGAAAGTACTCTCGGTCGGCAGACTCATCGTAGACCCGTGGCAAGGCGAAGTGCTCAATGACTGGATGGGACGGACAGAGGAAGAAATATGGTCAGCCCCGACCTGTGGCCTGTCTGTGCCGCGACAAAATGGCAAGACATTGGATACATCGGGAAGAATTGCTTCTGGAATGATCATGTACTCTGAATGGGTGATCTATACAGCGCATTTGCAGAAGACAGCAACCGAGACTTTTATGGAACTAAAAGGTTTATTCGAGAGTAAAGGTCTGCGGAAGTATGTGAGTGAAATTAAAGCTGCATTAGGAAGAGAACAGATTATCCTGAACAATGGCGGGCGTGTGGTATTTGTGGCCAGAACCAGAAATGGAGGTCGAGGGCTGCATGGTGACTGCCTTGTTTTTGATGAGGCACAGGAGCTGACATCAGAACAGCAGGCATCTTTTCTCCCGGCAATATCAGCATCAAGAAATCCACAAACCATTTATCTTGGAACACCGCCGGATGAAAATTGCACCGGTACAGTTTTCCGAAAAATCAGAGAACGGGCAAGGAGTGGGGAGAGCAAATCCACAGCCTGGACGGAGTATTCGGTGGAAGAGATTGGAGATGTAACTGATCGAAAGAGGTGGGCTCTATGCAATCCGGCACTTGGAAGAAGAATGACAGAATCAACGATTGCAGCAGAATGCGAACAGATGGATGAAGATACCTTTGCAAGAGAACGTCTTGGCTGGTGGTCACCGATCAATAATGATCAGGATTATGCAATCGATAAGAATAAATGGGAAGCATGCGCATCCGAACAGGAGAAACCAGAAGGAAAGACTGCGTTTGGAGTGAAATTCTCACCGGATGGTTCCACAATAGCATTGTGTGGTGCTGTCTGTCCGGATGCAGGGGAAGCGAGAGTTTCACTGATCGAGTTAAAAACAACTGACAGAGGAATCCAGTGGCTTGCGGATTGGCTGAATCAGAGATACAAGATGGCAAGTTGTGTGGTGATCGATGGAAGAAATGGAGTTGACTTCCTGATAGAGAAGATAACACCGGTGTGGAAATATAAGCAGTCAATTGTTCGACCGGCAGCAAAAGAAGTGATAGCAGCGGCGAGTCAGCTATCACAGGAAATCAATGAACAGACTGTAACATGGTATAAATACCAAGAAATACTGAATGAGTCGGCAATTACGTCTGTAAAAAGACCGATTTCCGGTGGCTGGGGATTTGGTGGAGAAAACTCGATCCCGATTGAAGCAGCAGCACTTGCACTTTGGGGATGCAGAACATCGAAACGAAATCCGAACAGAAAGATGAGGATAGGATAATGGAGTTAAATTTTGGAAGAGTAGAAGGATTACCACCGGAAGAACAACAGTGGCTTCAAGAATTGAAATACATATATGATTATCACAGAAGTGCGAATAGGAAAAAGCGCCGTTATTATAACGGAAAAGTCACTCTGAATGAAGTGAATCTTGGGATTGCATTGCCAGCAGGTCTTGGAAAACTTGAGATTGGATGTGCCTGGGGAGCAAAAACCGTTGATGTACTTGCGGGAAGATCGATGTTTGATGGGTTTGTTACAGAAAATGGAACGAAGTCAGAAGATATGGATCAGATTATGAAAAGGAATCATTTGATAGCGGAATACAATAAAGCGGTCAAAGAAGAACTGAAATACGGTTGTGCATTTGCGGCGGTATCCGGAGAGGAAGATGATGCAAGAGTACGGTTTTACTCTCCGCATTGTGCTGCAGCTTCGTGGAATGCACACGAAGGACGCATCCGATATGGATTTGCCTTTGAAGATGCGCGAAGAGACGAGTCGGATGTTACATGGTCTCCGGAACATGTAAATTTCTATACAGACACAGATATCTGGGAGTTGGATCGAATTGGAGGTACATGGTACGCTACGCAGAATCCCCATGATTTCGGAGAGCCCCTTATGGTGGCTCTGATCTGGGACGCAACAAACGATAAACCATTTGGTCAGTCAAGGCTAAAAGAGCCGGTCCGCAGACTAATCCAGGGATATGTAAGAACAGTCGCAAATGCAACGATTGGGCTGGAATTTGCCACTTCTCCACAGAAATATCTGCTCGGGGTGTCAGATGAACAATATGATATGCTGATTGATAATAAATTCAAACAGTATGTTGGAAGTATTCTCTACAGTACCAATAATCCGGAGACTGGGGAAAAGCCGAATTTCGGGCAACTTTCGCAGGGAAATATTGAACCACATGTTCAGATGCTCCGGATGCTTGCTACACAGTATTCAGCGGCAACAGGATTGGCAGTTACGGATGTTGGTGTGATAAATGATGCAAATCCGACTTCCAGTGAAGCAATTATTGCACAGTCACAGACCTTGATCCTTATGGCAGAACAGTTGAATAAATCAAATGGTGATGCATTGTATCGGATTGGACGGATGGCACTTGCAATTGAACTTGGAACGATTCCGGATGAGCTTCCGGAAGAAACACATGAGCTGATTGCACATTTTAAGAATCCGGCAATGCCAAGCGTGGCATCTACTACAGATGCAGCACTCAAAATTGCGACAGCGCGACAAGGATTTGCACAGACAGATATTTTCCTTGAAATGATTGGTTTTGATCAGGCGGATATCCGGCGAATCAGGGCACAGGAGCAGAGAGCAAAAGGAGATGCTATCTTGACGGAGGAATTTGGAAATGCAGATAACGGAGAAGGCGTGGGTGGAATACATAACGAAGATGTCACAGATTAGCCAGAAAGCAGCGGATCTGATGCAGTCCTGGGTTCAAAAGAATGGACTGGAAAATGATAAAGCACTTTTGGACTACGCCTATGCACTGTCACAACACTATGGACAGGCTATCGGTGCATTATCGTGCCAGATGTATGAAGCGACAGCGGCAGCACAGGGGGTAATAGTCCCTACGGCAGAAGTAGCAGATCTTCCGGACTATGGGGAAGTGGCGAAAGCGGTAAAGGGGACACAAAAAAAGTCACCAAACAATATTCCAGGAACGATCGCAAGGCTGGTAAAACAGGTGGGTGCAGACACAACACTGAAAAATGCGGAGCGTGATGGTGCGCAATTTGCCTGGGTGCCTCATGGAGACACCTGTGCATTCTGTATTACACTTGCATCCAGAGGATGGCAATACATGTCAAAGAAAGCCATGCGAAATGGTCATGCAGAGCACATTCATGCACATTGCGATTGCGAGTATGCGGTCAGATTTGACGGAAAGAGTACAGTTGCCGGATATGATCCGGATAAGTACCTAGAAGAGTATAACAATGCTGGTGGTGATATCAATGCCATGCGGAGGATTCGGTACAAGGAAAATAAGGAGGCTATTAACGCGAGAAAACGAGAATTGTATGCGAAAAGGAAGGCAAAAACTATTGAAAAGACTCCCCGTTCTGCTATAATGGAATCAGATTTAGGAATGTTTAAACAAAAACTTCGCAGTGACGGCAATATGGACAAAGAATATTACGACTGTCTAAAGGATAAATTTTCACATGGTACAGACGATGCCAAACGACTATTCACAAAATATGCTTCGGGTGATAGCATTGAAAATGCTGTGTATGAAAATACGGCTCACTATAATACTAAAACGAAAAAGATATCCATGAATTATGGCGCAGATTTAAAGAATCCACGTGGAGCTGGAGCTACATGGTTCCATGAACACGGTCATTTAGTTGATGATTTAGCTGGAAATCTATCAGATGATAAGAATTTTATTCAGTTACTGGAAAGTGATTCGTTGTCATATCGTATAGCATATGGTAAAGCACATCATTTGGGTACTTTTGATAAAGTTGATAAAGCCATTAGCGAAGAACTTGGAGATATGCGAAAAGATTCGGCAATATCAGATCTTTTTGATGGTGTAACACAAGGCAATATAATTGGATGTGCATCACATCCGAAGGAATATTGGAAAAACCGGGACAATGTTACATCTGAGGCTTTTGCACATATGTTTGAAGCACAGTTTGATAAAAAAAGATATGAACAAATGAAAAAATATTTTCCAAATGCATTGGAATATTTTGAAAAAAAGATGAAGGAGGCGTTGTAAATGAATGTTCTGAACCCAAAGTTTGAAAAAGCGCATAAGGATTTTGTACTTCATTTTGGATATTGTCCTCAGATTCCGAATGAAATCGATTTTGATCAGTCTAAATATGCGGATGATCTATTGAAAAGTGTAGCCGATAATTATGATTACACAATTGAAAAATATGGTACGCAAGTGCCTAAAAAGCATCCTAAACCGAAAATAATAATTGATTAACATCATTTGAGTGCGGACTATAAAATAACAAGAACAGTAGATACCACTGATCAGAAATGGTTGGTGGTATTTTTATGTCTATTTTTAAGAAAGAGAGAATAAAAAAATGAAAAAAGCAATGCTGAGTCAGCCAATGGCTGGAAAGACTGATGAAGAAATCGTAGCAACAAGAGAGAAAGCAATTAAGATTCTTGAAGAAAAAGGATATGAAGTTGTGAATACTCTTTTTACAGATGAATGGTACAGCAATGAATCTATGAAAGAACGTGGAGTAGTTCAGATTCCATTGTGTTTTCTTGCTAAGTCCTTAGAAAATATGTCTTTGTGTCATGCAGCGTACTTCTGCAAAGGTTGGGAGAATGCAAGAGGATGTAAGATTGAGCATGATGCTGCGGTTGCTTATGGTTTGGATATTATTTATGAGGAGTAGAAAATTATGAAAGATTATGTAGAAGTAAATGAAACGAAATGTGATGAAGTACACAACTGCATGTGTACAAAAGAAGTTAATGGGAAAACATATTGCCGTGGCTGCGGAAATGTACAGCCAGAGCAGGAGGATTAGAAATGAAACAGTTATCAACAATTCAGAAAAGAGAAAAATTAAATGATGTGTTTGCTGTAGACGAAATTGGTCCAGGCGGTGCTAATCACTTATATTGTGTGTACAAGGCTGGAACAGCAACGCTTGAAGATGATGATACATCGTTAAGAGCGGAACCGGATAATCTGCTTCTTACATTACAGATGCAGTGCGGACCACGAAAAGAAAAAGATTCGCTTCACGGTGTAATCGACACAGATTTACTGGAAATTGTACGTGATCGCTTAAAAGCTTTTCAGGCAGGACCGTTTTCGTCAAGAGAAAATGCTTGCGCACTTACTCATATTGAGGAAGCGCTCATGTGGATGAACCGTAGAGTAGAAGATCGCATTGAAAGAAATGTTCTTGGAAAGAACGAAAAGTAGGAACTGTATGAAGATGTGTATGGGAAATTAACTAATACATGTCACGTAAAAGAATAAATGGATAATTCTAGCACGCAGAAATGCGTGTTATTTTTATGGCAACACGTGCCTTAAACGTGGCAACTAAAAACACTCAAATCAGGAGGGAAACAAGATGGCAGATGACAAAACATTCACTCAGGCAGAAATGGATTCAATCATAGAGGGACGCCTTGCGAGAGAAAGACAGAAATATGCAGATTATGATGACCTGAAAGAAAAGGCAAGTAAGTACGATGAGTACCAGGCACAGAATAAAACGGAACTTCAGAAGGAAAAAGAAAAGTCCGATGCTCTTCAGACAAAATTAAGCGCACTTGAAAAGAAAGACACTGTGAGACAGGTAAGAGAAAAAACAGCAAAAGACACTGGTGTACCGGTAGAATTACTGACAGGGGAAGATGAGGAAACCTGTAAAAAACAGGCAGAAGCGATTATGAAATTTGCGAAGCCAAAGAGTTATCCGGGAACTAAGGGAAACAGGAAAAAGACAACAGAGTATAACACAACGGATGATGCAATGAGAGAATTTGCACATCAGATTTTTGGTAAAGGAGAATAAAGAATATGGCAGCACTCATTAGTTCAGATTTTGAAATTCCGGCAGAGATTTCGCAGGGGATTTTTGAAAAAGCACAGAAAGGATCTACTCTGGCGCAGTTATCCGGAGCAAGACCGCAGAAATTTGGAAAGCAGCAGGTGTGGGTACTTACATCGCCACCGAAAGCAGAACTCGTAGGAGAGGCAGGGCAGAAATCGCCAACCCCAACTGCATATGCTTCTAAAACAGTAAATCCGTTCAAACTGCAGGTTACCATGAGATTTTCGCAGGAAGTACAGTGGGCAGACGAAGATGTACAGATCGGCGTACTGCAGGATCTGGCGTCAAATGCGTCAATCGCACTTGGAAGAGCATTGGATCTTGTTGGAATTCACAAAATCAATCCGCTTACAGGAACGGTATCAAGCCTTGTAAAAGAAGGGCTGGTTGACACGAAACAGAGTGTGCAGCTTGCAGGCACAAAGTATGATGAAGCAATCGAGGCGGCAGCAGGAATGATCATCTCATCTGGCTATGTACCGAGTGGTATTGCAATGGATCCAACACTTTCCTTTGGCCTTTCCACTATGAGGGATGCGGATGGAAGAAAGATTTATCCGGAAATTGGATTCGGACAGAATCTTACAAATTTTTCTGGAATGACTGCGGCAGTATCTGATACAGTTTCGGCAAAAAATGAAATCACACCAGATACGAAGTTACTTGGAATCGTAGGACAGTTTGATGCGTTTAGATGGGGAGTACAGAGATCCATTGGCGCTCACTTGATCGAATACGGTGATCCGGATGGACTTGGAGATCTGCAGAGACAGAATCAGATCGCAATTCGTGCAGAAATTGTATATGGAATTGGAATCATGGATCAGGCAGCATTTACAAAGATCGTGAAGGCGGAAGGGTAATATGAAATATTTATACAAACAAACTGGAATTGTAGTGGAGTCTGACGATGTGTTAGACTCCACAATGTTTAAGCCGATTATTGAAGAAAAAACCGAGGATTTGATCGAGGATAGCGAAACAGAAACAGGAGTTGCAGAAGCTGAAAATACAGAAGAACCTGTGGAAGAGCTCGAAGAACCGACAGAAGACTCAGAGATTCCAGATATAGAAGAACCAGTCGAAGCAAAGAAAGAGGCATCAGCTAAGAACACCAGAAAGAGAACACAAACAGCGAAAAAGTAGGTGATACAATGGCATACGCATCAATTGAGGATGTTTGGAAACGAAAAGGAACAGATATTCCGGATACAGATTATGTAACGGCACTTTTGGAGGATGCAGCAATCATCATTGATGCATATAACCGCAATGCTACAGACGAGGCAAAGAAATTAGTGTCATGTAATATGGTTATCCGGACACTCGGAAGTAGAGAGGAAGGTGTTCCTATTGGAACGACACAGACAACTACGACAGCAATGGTATATTCGCAGACCTGGACAAATGCAAATGGAAGCGGCGAATTGTATCTGACTAAATTGGATAAGAAAATCCTTGGTGTCGGGAATCGAATTGGCTATTTTAATCCATATTCGGATTTGATGCAGGAGGAAGAGGCTAATGATTAAAGGAATACCGGTGAAGCTTTACGAACGGACCGCAAGTGGGACAGATACATTCGGACATCCGATATATACAGAGGCACCTGTGACCGTGGAAGACGTGTTGGTTGCTCCGGCATCGACAACAGAAGTGCTGGATATGTTTAATATTACCGGAAAAAAAGCAGTCTACAATATCGCAATTCCAAAAGGAGATACGCATACCTGGCAAGACTGCAGAGTGGATTTTTTTGGTGCGTCATGGCGGGTAATTGGCTTCCCTCAACAGGGAATTGAAGAAAATATTCCAGGAAGATGGAATCAGAGATGGATGGTGGAGCGTTATGGCTAAAACGAAAGTTGAGTTAAATCGATCCGGTGTAAGAGAGTTGATGAAATCTGCAGAGATGCAGGCAATTTTGCTGGAACAGGCAAATCAAATATCATCAGATGCAGAGAAAGAGTCGTATGTGGCGCAAACGAGAGCGATTGTAAAAATAAATGGAGACGACGGCAACAATAGCTTGCTGAAAGCAATGGGTAGAAAAAATGATCGAGGAAAAAGTTAGAGAATATCTGGAAGACAAGCTTGATATTCCGGTAAGGATGGAAGAAGAACCGGGATTTCCGGAGGAATATGTACTAATTGAAAAGACTGGATCTGGCGAAGAAAATCATATTGCATCAGCAACTCTTGCTATCCAGTCTTATTCAGGATCCCTTTATGGGGCGGCATCACTCAATGAAAGAGTGAAAGAAGCAATGGAAAAAATTGTTGAAATGGATGATATCAGTAAGTGCCAGCTTAACAGCGACTACAACTATACGGATACAACAAGGAAGAAATATCGGTATCAGGCTGTATATGATATGGTTCATTTCTGATGAAGGAGGATAAAAATGTCAGATGCTAAAAATGTAAGTACAGGTAAGCCGAAAGTAGGCGGCGCGATTTTTAGAGCACCGCTCGGAACAACATTGCCAACAGATGCAACCACAGCATTAAATGCAGCATTTAAGTCACTTGGATATTGCTCGGAGGATGGATTCGCTAATTCTAATAGTCCGGAAACTGACAACAAAAATGCTTGGGGCGGCGATACTGTATTGAATATGCAGACCAGTAAGAAAGATAATTTTAAGTTTACGATGATCGAAGCCTTGAATGTAGAGGTCCTGAAGAGTGTTTACGGAGATGATAATGTTACCGGAACACTTGAGGAAGGGATTACGGTAAAAGTAAATGCAGATGAAGCGGAACAGAATGCGTGGGCTGTGGATATGATTCTGAAAGACGCAGTGAAGCGTATCGTTATTCCGTGTGCAAGCATTACGGAAGTCGGAGACATTGTATATAAGGACGATGATGCGATTGGATACGAGACAACGTTATCGGCAGTACCGGATGCGAACGGACAGACACATTACGAATATATTAAGGGGAATAAGAAATAATGAAGGGAAAAACAAGCAGTGGTTTTGAGTATGAGTTAGATGAGGCGGCACTGGATGATTATGAGCTTCTGGAAGATCTGTGCGAAATGGATGAAGGGGACATGACAAAAACGATCAGCGTATTAAACCGTCTTCTTGGAACAGAACAAAAAGAACTCCTGAAAGAACATTTGCGAATGGAGAATGGAAGGGTTCCGGCGTCGAAAATGATGAATGAAATCGGAGAAATTTTCGGAAATGTAAAAGAAGGAAAAAACTCTTAGCCCTCGCCTACATGCTTAATCTTGACAAGGACGCACTTTTGTGCGATCTTGCAGAAACATATCGCATTTATGATTATAAGTCGTTGCCGTGCAGAATGGTAGCGACTTTTTCTTGTGGGTTGAGGGAAAATTCGAGAATTAAAATGAAAATAGCAGGGATTGAGCCGATACCGGAACAAATGCTTATGGCGGCTATTGCGGATGGAACGCGCACGACTGCCTGGCTGCAATCTGAGGATGGAGCGACCGGGAAAAACCGTCCGAAGTCATTGCTTGGAATGATCTTGGGCGATGGAAAGGAAAAATCTAAAGAAATTCAGACATTTGATTCTGGAGAAGATTTTGAGAGAGAATGGGCGAGATTGACGGGAAAGGAGGAATAAGATGGCTACAGAACTGGCAAAGGCATATGTGCAGATCATACCGTCCGCCGAAGGAATACAAGGAAGAATTCGGAAAGAATTAGAGCCAGAAGCGGACTCTGCTGGAAGTTCTTTCGGCGGGAAAATGGTTGGCATGATAAAAAAAGTAATTGCTACTGCAGCTATAGGAAAAGCTTTGTCGGCGAGCATCAGTGAAGGTGCAGCACTCGAACAGAGTCTTGGTGGAATCGAAACATTATTTAAAGATTCTGCCGATAAAGTGAAAGCAAATGCGGCAAAAGCATACCAGACAGCAGGAATGAGTGCAAATGACTACATGGAACTAACTACAAGCTTTTCAGCGAGCCTTCTTAGTTCCCTTGCTGGCGACACCTCCAAAGCTGCAGATGTGGCAGATATGGCAATGGTAGATATGTCTGATAATGCAAATAAGATGGGAACCAACATGGAAGACATCAAAAATGCATATCAGGGATTTGCAAAGCAGAACTATACGATGCTGGACAATCTGAAGCTTGGATATGGCGGTACGAAGTCGGAGATGGAGCGTCTCTTGGCAGATGCACAGAAAATCAGTGGCGTGGAATACAATATTGATAATCTATCAGATGTCTACAGCGCAATTCACGTAATCCAGGGACAGTTGGACATTACCGGAACGACAGCAAAAGAAGCGGCAACGACTATATCTGGATCGTTCAACCAGATGAAAGCAGCGGCTAAAAATGTAATGGGAGAAATTGCTCTGGGAATGGATGTAGGACCGGCACTTAATGAACTGGCGAATACGATCATAACCTTTGCAGTTGGAAATCTGCTTCCGGCAGTATGGAATGTTATATCTGCGCTTCCATCAGCAATCGTTACATTTGTAACGGCACTCGGTCCACAACTGTTTGCTGCAGTGTCTGGACTGATTCCACAAATTGCAAGCGGAATCACAACAGGAATACCGACTCTTTATCAGAGCGCAATGCAGCTTATGGATCAGTTTAATATCGGAATTCAGGAGCAGCTTCCGACTTTATTGCAGAAGGGTGTAGATTTTATAAGCAACATCGTCAACGGAATTTTGCAAAATTTACCGCAAGTAATAACGATGGCAGGAAATGTGATCACGTATTTTGTCAACACGATTATTTCTATGCTTCCAACTGTTTTAAGCGCAGGTGCAAGACTGCTTTTAAGGTTAGTAAATGGAATCATAAACAATTTGCCACAGATCACCCAGGCAGCAGTGACTGCAATCGTGCGTTTTGTAGCGTCAATTGGACAGAATCTTCCACAGATTCTTCAGAGTGGCATTACGATTATCGCTAAGCTGGAAGCAGGCTTGATACGCGCTATTCCGAATTTGGTCGGACAGATACCGGCGATCATCAGTGCAATTGTGAATGCTTTTACGAGCCAGAACTGGGGAAGTATTGGAATCAATATCATAAGCGGTATCGCATCCGGACTTCGTTCGGCGGCACATATGCTATGGGATGCTGTAAAAGGTGTTCTTGGTGGATTTAAAGAAAATGTTCTGGCATTCTTCGGAATTCACTCACCGTCACGTTGGGGAGCTTATGTTGGAGAGATGATCGATACCGGAATTGCGAATGGATTGATTGGCAAGACAACATTAGTATCCAATGCGGCAGCAGAGCTTCAGAAGTCTGTAAAAAAACCAATTGGAACAAGTATGGACCTTGCAATTTCTGGCAAAAGCAGCACTGATAGTCAGAACAGCACGATTGCAGAGAAGCTGGAAGCATTACTGGAATATTTAAAAACAACATCCAGACGTGGAGACGGCAGTATAGTTATAAATTTAAATGACAGAGAAGTAGCAAGAGCTTTGAGAGAAATGGGGGTTGTGTTTGAATGATCGAGATTAAATATGTATGCTCCAATGGAGAAGAATACAATCTGATCGGAGACAAAATGAGAGCAACCTCCGGATATTTCCATGCTTATGAGTGGACACCCAATACAACAGAAAGAGAAATGGGTGTAACGGTGAATGCTTTTGCAAAAGAACCGGTGACGTATGACATTACTCTTACCGTGAGAGGCAAAGAAAAAGAAAGAAAGCAGATCCTTAATAAGCTTACGAATGCTTTTGAATACGATGTGGTCAATCTGACTCCAGGAAGAATTTACTATGGCGAATACTACATTGATGGATATGTAAAAAAATCAAGCAATGAAGTATCGGGTGAAAATAATAGTCGTACAGATTGCAAGATAGAAATATACTGCCCGTATCCATTCTGGTCGATGGAGCAACAGGAAAGCTTTTATCCTGATTCTACAAATAAAGGAAAGCCATATACATTCTTAGACTATCCGATAACGTATAATTATGATTATTCAAGAAAGAGTGCCGGAACGCAGAACTGGATTATCGATCATTTCCGAGATAATAACTTTGAAATGGTAATATATGGTCCATGCGCTGATCCGAGAATACTGATAAACGGTTATCCTTATCAGATTTATGAGACATTAGAAGCAGGTGAATATATATTAATCGCCAGCAGAGAGAAGACGATCACAAAGCATCTGAGAAATGGAACTGTGCAAAATATTTTCGCAAAAAGAGCGAAAGACAAAAGTGTATTTGCACTGATTCCGTCTGGCGTACTGACTCTTAACTGGAGTGGTGAATTCGGCTTTGATATTAAGGTATACAAAGAAAGGAGCGTGCCGGAATGGAACTGATCTATACGGATCCGATTGGCAAAGAGCTCGGATATATCTTAAATGCAAATGTAGACATGGAAATCGGAGAAGATGAGAAAAGCTCAATCAATGATTTTGAGATCGAATTTAAGAGATCCGGTTGGAATGGTACGGTTGAGTTCGGAAGTCAGGTGTATGTCCCAGATACTGAGTATGGTGGAATTGTGCAGGAGTTATATACGAGTACCAAATCAAACAGTATTACAGTAAAGGGATATACCTGGCGGGGAATGATGACAAAGAAGGTGATACAGCCGGAAAGTAATCAGAACTATGCAGTAGAATCCGGAGAACTTAACCAGATAATTCAGAGAAGAGTTCAGGAAGCATTTCCTGGGCTCTTTTATGGCATAGAGGAAGACACAGGCATACAGGTGAAGAATTATCAGTTTGACCGTTATTGTACGCTGTATGCTGGATTACAAAAACTGCTGAAATCAGTAGGATATCGTATGGAAATAAAGTATATTCAGTCAGAGAAAACTGAGTCAGGATATGTACGGGTAAGAGCAGTTCCTATTGTAGACTATTCAGCAAAATATGAGTTCTCGAATGATAATAATATGCAATTCACAATGGATAACAACAAAAGAGGAACAAATCACCTGATTTGTCTTGGAAAAGGAGAATTGAAAGACCGCCTGGTGCTTCATCTGTATATTGACGGACAGGGAAATATTAGTCAGACACAGTATTTTTTCGGAATTGATGAAATAGCTGAAATATATGATAGCTCTGGTTCTGAGTATGATGATCTTCTGAAGAATGGAACAGAAAAGCTGTTAAAATCAAAAAGCAAAACAGAATACGATATGACAATGAAGAAAATCGAAGGAACGATGGACATTGGAGATATTGTAGGTGGAAGAGATTATCTTACTGGTGTGAGTATGAAAAAGCCAATTGGAAGAAAAATCTGGACGGTATCGGATGGAAAAGAGAAGATAGAATACAAATTGGAAGGAGAGACATAAATGGATATTATTACAGGATATGTCGGAAGTCCTCATGTTACGGCAGAGCAGGACCGAGATATAAATATCGGAATCTTTGGAGCAGAATCCTACGTGCTGCGGACGGGATCTCAGTTAAAAGCAGAAGTTTCATCGAATAATGAAATCAAGATCAGGGATGGAGTTATTATGCATCAGGGATGTGCTGCATCGATAAAAAAGAACACCTATGATTCTCTCACAATTGTGAATGGATCCCAGGGAATGAAAAGAATTGATCTTGTTGTTGCAAGATATAGCAGAAATCAGAGTACAAAAGTAGAATCACTTACGCTGAAAGTAATTCAGGGTACACCAGTTACAGGAACGCCTTCAGCACCAGGATATACACCAGGAGATATTCAGGCGGGGGATCTGATTGCAGACATGCCGCTGTATCAGGTCACGATTAATGGACTAAATATTACAGAGGTGAAACAGGTGTTCAATATGGTTGATACATTTGCTGAATTAAATGGCAAATTGTCGAAGAAAGTAGATACTACTACTGTAGGAGTAGAAATTCCTGAATCATTTACAGGACAGTATCTTAATTCAGCACCAATCTATCAGAAAATGATAAATATTGGAGTGTTACCGAACAACACTACAAAATCTGTAAGCACAGGCATTTCTAATGCAAATTATATATGGATTGATACAGAAAATAGTTTTGCATTTAGTGGCGGTGCAAGTTATCCCATCCCATATGTGGATCCAAAAGCTGTTGCCAATTCTATCGGCGTTAGAATAACGGGGTATGGAGCAAGTATCATCGTGTCAACTGGAACTAACTGGAGCAGCTACGCCGGATTAGTGACTGTTAAATACACGAAGAAATGAGGGGATTAAATGATACGAGGAACAACACCTGTTCTAGAATTTGAACTACCATTTGATACAGAACTGATTGCAGAAGCGTATGTAACGATATCCCAGAACCAGAAAGCAGTTTTTGAAAAGAATTTTGCAGAATGTATCCATTCAGGAAAGTTACTGAAAGTAAATCTGTCGCAGGAAGACACTCTGAAATTGGAATCATGTTGTAATTCATATGCTGAAATACAGGTACGGGTGCGGACAAAAGAAGGAGAAGCACTTGCATCAGACATTATAGCGGTGCATGTTGGTAGGATTTTGAAGGATGGTGTAATCTGATGAGACTTGAACTAAAATTCAGTGAGCAGAAGAGAAAGATTGAAGTTGGATTCAGTCAAAGCAAGAATGGCTTTCAGGCAAAATTTCAACACTTCCAGCAAGCCACGGAACGTAAAGAAGTAGATTATTATGAGGGTACATACAAGGTTGTCCCAAAAAATAACAGAGCAGAAACTTGAGACACGACAGAAATTCCTAACAGAGGATGTAATAGTGAAAGAGATTCCGTATTTCGATGTAAGCAATGAGTCAGGCGGATCAACAGTATATATAGGAAATGAGGTATAAACATGGGAGTAAGTAAAGTAGTATATGGCGGAAAAACATTAATTGATTTAACAGGCGATACAGTAACGGAAGACAAACTTCTCAAAGGTGCTACAGCGCATGGAAAAGATGGAGAAGTTGTTACAGGAGTGTGTACGTTTGATGTGGACTCCAATGACGCAACCGTAGCAGTTGCAGAGGTCTTAAAAGGTAAGACCGCTTATGCAAGAGGGCAGAAGCTAGTTGGAACGATGCCGAATAATGGAGCAGTAAAAGGCATAATCTCGAACAAAGATGACAGCTATGTAATTGCTCAAGGATATCATGACGGTAGCGGTAAAGTCGAAATCCACGCAGGAGAAAAAGAAAAGCTCATTCCGTCAAATATCCGTAAAGGTATCAACATTCTCGGTGTCGATGGGCAGATGTCTGGTAGTGAAGGAATGAAACCACAATCCAAGACAATAACTCCAAGTAGCGCACAGCAGACAATTCTTCCGGACGAAGGTTATAATTGTCTCTCACAGGTGGTTGTTGAGAAGATTCCTTATGTGGAATCAGAAAATTCTGCTGGTGGAACTACAGTGACGATTGGTTAGGTGGTGTGATATATGGCAGTAAATAAAGTAGAATATGCAGGTAAGGTATTACTTGATTTGACGGAGGACACAGTAACAGAAGAACATCTTTTAGAGGGCGCTGCGGCTCATGATAAAACAGGAAAACAAATAGTTGGTGCGCTGATTAATCTTGCAGAAGACACTGTAGCACCAGAAAATCTGCTGGCTGGTGCTACAGCTCATGATAGTAGTGGACAGCGAATTGTTGGAACAATGATACAGTCAAGCGGAATCGACACATCAGATGCTACGGCATTACCAGAAGATATTGTGTCGGGGAAAACAGCTTATGTTGATGGCGAAAAAGTCACTGGAAGTATGGCAACGCTTGATGCAAGCAAGCCTACAGTTGGTATGGGAAGAATTACTATAGGTAAAGATAGCGAAGACCTTACTATGATTTTTAACAATGTTTCTCTTAGCAACGCATCAGCGTACCTAAAAAATGGAGGTTTGTTTCGGCTCTATGGCAATGGCTCACTAGGTAGATTCTTCGGTGACGCAACGCCAGAAGATGTGCGAAAAGGTAAGAGGTTCACATCCAAGGATGGTGTTGCTACCGGAACAATGGAAGTATCTGGTGGAGATTCTGGCGGCGAACAGGTAAAAACTGGAACAACATCATCTCCTACTATAAATACTGGCTTGTCTAAGATTGATAAGCTGATAATCTATGCTGATAAAATCACATCAGTAGGTGTTGTAACTGCTGTGTATTCCGCAGATGTAGGAAAAGCAAAGGTGACATTCTGTGGTGATTACAGCGTGTACTCAAAACCTTGTGGAATCACAGATAGGTCTGGTTTTAGCGTGTCTGGTGGTACATTCTCTTGGACAGAATCAACGAAAGAATATAATTTCATGAGTAATGCTACCTATAATTGGATTGTGGTTGGAAGCTAAAAACGAAAAATCGGAACAGTTCGGAGAATAGGGAGGCCGAAACCATTGGAACACTTTTTTTATCAGACTTATATCACAACATTGCCAATTATATTAACTGCACTTATGGGGTATGTGGTCTGGCTGTTAAAAAATCAGAAGAAAGATCGAGATGCAAACAGTAAGGGCACAATGCTTTTGCTTAGAGTCCAGCTGATCGAATATCATGCCAAGTACATGCAACTTGGTGAAATCCCGTCCTACGCTTATGAGAACTTCTGCGAGATGTATGAAGCATACCACGAACTGGGCGGAAACGGAATGGTAACAAAAATGAAACAGGAAATTGATGAGTTGCGTTTGAAACAGAAGGGAGAACGAACATGAACATTGAAACATTAATGCAGTACATGAGTTACATTTTGGCAGGAATTGGAGTGCTGGCTTTCTTGGTCAGCGTGATCGTACAGGCAATCAAGGAGATGCCGGCGCTGAAAAAAGTGCAGACGAATGTTGTGGCACTGATCACATCACTGATCCTGACACCGGCAGCAGTAATCGTCTTGTGCACCTATTATCAGATAGTAATTGAGTGGTATTACATTTTTGCATCATTCATTGCCGCTTTTATAGTTTACCTGGTCAGTACAGGTGGTTGGGAACGTGTGACAGAAATGTGGAATCGAAATACATATAAGAAAAAATAGAATTGCACCAGTGCAAGAAAGGAGAATATCATGACAGAACAGACGGTAAAAGAAATTATTAAGAGTTTTGCCTACGGACTTTCAGCAAAGGAAATCTCAGACAATGAAGGAACATCATTGGAAGCTATGGAGAAATTTGCAGAGGAACACGCTGCGGAGATCGAACAGAAGAAAGCAGAACTGAAGGAAGGTGGATGGTATGAGTAAACTTATTATTGATGTATCTTACCACAACGGAGTTATCAACTGGGAAAGAGTCAAAGCGTCTGGTTGTGCCGGAGCTATCCTTAGATGTGGTTACGGAGATGATATCGCATCACAGGATGATAAGCAGTGGGTTCGCAACCTTGCGGAGTGTAAGAGACTTGGAATCCCAGTAGGAGTCTATCTGTACAGCTATGCTACTTGTGACAGACAGGCAGAGAGCGAGCTTGACCATATCCTGAGACTGATTAAAGGTCATACATTCCAGTTGCCTATCTTCCTTGATGTCGAAGAGCCGGGAACACAGAACTACGCTCCTAGATGCTGTGAAATCGTCTGTGAAGGACTCAAAGCAAATGGATATACTCCAAGAATCTACGCTTCATTGAGTTGGTTCAACAACTATCTTGGCAGTGTTCGTGGTAAATACATCGAATGGATGACAAGATACAAGAATCTTCCGGAAGATACATACAATGGTCAGTATGATATCTGGCAGTATGCTTCTGATGGACAGGTAGATGGAGTCAGTGGAAGAGTAGACGTCAACCATTGCTACATGGAGTTTGGTGGCAGTACTACACCAGTAACACCGTCAGCACCATCTAAGCCAGCGGAAAAGAAAGACTTAGGACAGGTCGATATCACATATCAGGCTTTCATAGACAGATGGTTTCCACCAGTGGTGAATAAAATCGACTGGGCGGGAAAAGGTGATGATGTTTCGATTAAGTGGCTTGCCGTTAAAGTAAGCAAAGGAAGTATCCGGGCATGTGTCTATACGCAGGCTAACGGATGGCTTCCATATTTGACATTCGGAAACAGCTATGATCTGAATGATAAGAAGAATGGAATCCTCGGAGACGGTTCAGAGATTCTTGCAGTTGAGCTGTACTACATCACACCGGAAGGATATAAGTACAAGATGGTTCACTACAGAGTTTCTGTGAAGGATAACTCGAACTTCTACAGTGAGCAGATCGATACGCTGAAAGCCAATGGTGCAGACGGCTATGCAGGAGACAAATATAGATTCATTGACAAGTTCCAGGCTTGGATTGAGTAATAAAGATGCCCCAGAGCAATTTGCTTTGGGGCGTAAATATTGCATCATCTTCTTCTATTTTCGTGTTGCATAGTTTTCCAATATCGTATAATTCCTCTAACTTATAATAATTATTCTAATATGCTAGAATCTGTGAAACCCTTGTATTTACTGGGAAAAACAAAAAAACCAGTAACCATAACGATTACTGGTTTTACAGGGGATGAGAGAATCGAACTCCCACCAAAGGTTT